GATGTAAATATAACTGATCCACCACCAGAGTTACCTGCACCTGTTACTGTATAATGAGTTGTAATAGTCTTAATGGTTTCTGTACCATTAGCTGCACGAATGATTACTTGAATATCTGAGTCTTGGAATATCTTAAATGTATATGTAAACGTGGTAGTTGAGCCATCACCACTATAACTGTTCTTAACTGTAGTTGAAGATATTGTCATATTTAAAAACCTTTAAACAATATAGATGGTTTTGTAAACAAAAATTCTTGACCACTATCTTTTTTCATTTTTCTTTCCATTTCTCTAAGATAACCAGGTGATAATGTTTCCATAATTTGATAACCGATTGCGTAATCAAATGCTGTTTTTAAATAAAATAAATTTAAAAAAGGAACATTACCAACAACAGATTTATAAGCCTGTCTTAATGCTGGATCTTTTTCTCCTCTAATTCCATATTTAATTGCTTGTACAGCATTGAATGCTTCAGTAGCAAATGGTCCAGCAGCAGTTGCCATAATTTCAGATCCTGTTCTTGTTTTAGAAAATAAGAAATCACCATAGATACCTAATCCACCACCCTGTAACATTGCTGCATAAAAAGTATCTAACTTAGTAGGATCTTTTGGAGATTTACCTTTTAATAAATCTTTTGCTGTCATTGCTATATAACCAAATATCCCAGCACCAACTACTAGGTTTGCCATACCAAATAAACCTTTAGCTGTTTGTCCCTCTTTAATAAATGACATTTCTCTTCCAAATGCTTTTTGTAATATAGCCATAGGAAATGCTTTGAATTGAAAAAAGAATCTTATAGCTTCACCCATTCCAGTTCCTAATATTTGTTCTTTAGACAAATTATCTATATTTCTAACAGAGAAAAATTCTTTACCATCATCAGCTTTTTCAACATCTAATTTTCTAATTGTATTCCATAATTTTTCATCAATACCAAAATGACTTATTAATCTTTTAAATTGTTGTTCTAAATTCGCAAAAGGTATATTTCTTTGTTTTGCAACAAAGTTACTCATACCAAGCATAGCTCCTTCTTTTAAAGTATTAGTCCACCAGTTAAGTAAATTTAATTTAAAGAATGTTCTTTGTATCTTTGTAAAGTTTCTACTTAAATTATCTCCAACAGAATATCTTGCGGCTAAATCATAAATAAGATTATCAGCCATAAATCCTAACTGTTCTGCTATTTCTCTTTTTTTTGCTGTGTTCTTAATTTTAGCTAAATTACCCATAGCTTCAGCAACACCGCCTAAATAAGTTCTACCTTGATATGATAATTCTTTTGCATACAAATGAATGTCAGCCATAGCTGAAACAACAGCTCCACCAAGTTTAGCCATTGATAAAATAGATCTACTAATTGCAGACCATTTTGCTGCACTAAAATTTCCAATAGTATTTACAGATCCATCTATTTCTGCAAATTGATAATTATATCTTCCTTCATTTTTACTAATGTCATCTATGTATTTTAATTTATTTTGTTTTGTTAATTGTTTTGCAATAGAACTTTTTATTAATTGAAAATTTTGTTTTGGTTTAGTTCCAAGAGTTGTTATCATTCCAATGTTTCTTCCTGCATTATTTAATCCAAAAAAGAATGATTCTCTTAAATTACCAGAACCAAATTTAGAGTTATAATCAAACCAATCATCAGAGGTATTAAAATGTAATACTCTCTTAGCAGCAAGTTTAGATGTTACATCTTTAGATCCAAAAACTCCTGAAGATCCTTCTGTAAGAACATGATTGTTTTTTACTAATGAGTTCCATACAAAAGCTAAAAATTCATCTTTATTATCAACTCCATCAAAAGTTCTTTCTGTTAATTTTGGTTTTATATATTCTTTCCAAGCATTAAAGTTTCTATCAACTCCACCAGTATATTCTGCAACATTCTTATTATCTTTTAATTTTAAAACATCTGCAGCATTTCTTATTTGCATTGGATCATGTGTTTGTCTTACAATCCAACCAGGTAATTTATCTATATTAGCACCAAGATTATTTAATTTTTTTCTAACAGATTCAGAAAAATCAGACATAATTCTAGCCATATTAACAATGTCTTGGTTTTTTTCTGTAATAGGTTTATCAGATCCTATTTCCCATATAGTTCTTGCTGTTCTTCTATCTATATCTTCATTTGCATTAGCAAACAATTCAACTAAATTATTTTGTCTTAATTTTTCTTGAAAAGCACTAACTAACATTCTGTATTCAGAAAGCTGAGCAAGAGCAACAGAAGCACGAGATCCTACTTTTTGTAAATCACTACCAACTAATACAGCTTTTAATCCTTCAGCAGGATTGTTTGGAAATTCTCTAAGAACATATTCAACTGTATTTCTAATTCTAATCTCATCTTCTAAAGCATTTCTTTGTTTTATTTTTTTTGCTATTTGTTGTTCTTTTAAAATTTTATTAGCAACTTGCTCTGATAATTCATTATCTAAATTATCTAATCTAACTTCTTTTTGTGCATCTTTAATGCTTTGAATAATATCTTCTGCTTTTGCAGATGAAATTGATGATTGTTTTAATGTTTGTTCAAGTCTATCTATACATCTATCTTTTGCCATAATTACCTTCCATTAACGCAATTAATACTATCTTTAATTGCATCTTTTAATTCTTTTTCTTTAGCAACAACTTCTTGACTATCAATTCTTGCTTGTTTTAATTCTGCACTTTCTTCAATTTCTAAATCTTTTTGTCTATTTTTTATAATATTTAATTCATCTTCTATTGATCTATTTTCTAAATCTAAATTTCTTTGATCAATATCCTTTTGTGTTAATACATCTTCTACTTTAATTATATCTAATTCATCTTCTTTTTTAAAAACTCTTGTTCCTTTATTATCTTCAGTAACAACTCTTTCTGTTGTGCCAATATTTTCATCTACAATTCTTGTAGTATTAACTCTTTCATTAACTGGTACAGCATCATTAATTTGAGCTTCTCTAAGTTTAGGATCTAGATCAGCAATAGGTTTAACATTAACAGGATTATCTTCTATTAAATCTGCCAAAGCTCTAGTTAATAATAATCTTCTAGTTTCTGGATCTGTTTCAGCAAGTTCTTTCATGACTCTTGATGTTTCAGGATAATATTCTTTATATAAATTTACCGCAGGATCTTCGCCATCTGTAATTCCTGCTGCTTTTCTAGCTTCTTCAATTCTATCTTCAAATGCTCTACGAGTTCTAAAATCTTTTAATGCACCTGCTCCAATATGTAATCCTCCTCCAATAATAGAACCAAATGTAACATTTAAAAAACTATCCATTAATCCATAATCAGCTTGTTCTGCTGTCGCTGCTGTTAATACTATTGGTTCAACTGCTGCAGCACCGACTGCTCCTTCAACAACACCTCTTATACCTCTTGCTTTTGTTAATCCTTGTCGTGCAACTAAAGATGCAAATCTAGCTTCACCAACTACAGGTATAAATGCTGATGCTATATTAATAGGATCTGCAAGACTAACAGCTAATGAAGTACCAAGTTTTGCACCACCAGTATAAAAACCAGAATTAAAAGGATTAAAAGAACCTTCTGGACCACGAGCAATAATACTTTGTCTTTCTCTTTCTAAAACTTTTCTATTAACTAAAATATCAACTGTGGATTGTTTTTCGTCTTGATCAAAAAATAAATCTAAATTGGAATATTTTTTATTTAATTCATCTCTTGATATTAATGGTTCATTAGTATCTTCATTTCTGTTTGCTTCTAATTCAAAAAAACGAATAGCAGATGGTAATGGATTAAAGTTCCAAGCATCTTCTGCAACTGCACCTAATGTTTCACCTAATGTTGATTTATATAAATCATATCCATTGGTTTTGACATTTTCATTAACATCTAAACCAAAGCTAATGTTAGCCATATTATCTACTAAATAAAGTTATTAATGGTTCACTTTTTAATGTTTTTTTTCTTTGATCTGCTGTGATTTTTTTAAAATCAATAGTTTCATTTGTTGTTGGTAATTTAAAAGAAGAATCATCAAAATTCATTTTAATTAATTCTCCTTTTTTATTTTCAATTAAACCAATAGATCCATCAGATAATGTTACAGCTAATACAATACCATTTCCATCCGCTGTATTTACCCACATACCATTTTTTTGTATTTGAACTTTTATTGCTTTATTTAATTCATCATTAGTAATTTTTTCATTACTTGATCCAAAAGATGCAATATCTAATTTATCAATATAAAATTCTTTTATTGTATTTGCTTTTCTTTCAATGTGCTGTCTTTGTGAATCAGAAAGACGTTGATTATTATAAATTTTAGGAATGAAATAAGTATCTTTTATATCAAAGTTTTGAGTAATATATCCTGTTGCTTCTGTAACAGCTTTTGATGGATCTTTACCTGCAAAGATTTTATTAGCAGCAATATAAGTAATAACTTCTTGTATATCAGATATTTCTTTTAATGCTTTTTCTGTATTAAATGGATTTGATTTTACTATGACTTGTTGAAAACTAGATAATTCTGTAGCAACATTTTTTCTTAATTCATCTTTACTAATTTTATCACTATCTTTTAAAAATTGATCTAATCTTTTTCTTTCTTCTTTACTATCAACACTTGTTGCTTGAATTGCAAAGTTTTGATCATTAAAATAAGAAACAAGTTTAGCAGTAATTGGTAATTCGTTTTCACTTAACTGAGTTAATAATCTTCCATAATTATCTCCATATTGATTTTCTAAAGATTGAAGATAAGCAATTTTTTCTTGTGGTTTTCTATTATTGTAATCCTGAACTATTGCAACAGCATTTGCTTTTGGAAGAACTTTTATATTATCTGAATAAATACCAATGCTTTCTTGTGCATCAACAACACTAGCAACATATTTTTTAAATTTTCTATCTTTAATTGTTGGATCTTGTTCTTGTTGATAATCATTAAAATTATTTTTAACAACAGGATTATATCCTATAACTAAACTAGCTGGATCTTCTTTAGCTAATTTTGCTTTTTGACTAGCAGTATTAACTAAATCTTGTTTTAATTTTAAATCAAATGCAGCAGATTCTGGTCTAATTTCAAAAGATTCAATAATTTTAGTTTCATCACCAAGTTTAGAGTTATAAATTTGTTTTTTAAAATCTTTTGTTTTTATAATACCTGTTTCTTTTTCAACAAAATCTGAATAATATTGATTACCCATAATATCCTTAACAGCTTTTTTATCAATTTGTATTGGATTATCTGTTTCAAGAGCTGCTAAATAATTAACAGCATTATCTTTAATAACTGGTTTAGCATCAGAAATAGCTTCTGCTTCTAATCTTAATCTATCTTCACCAATAATATCTGGATAATTATTTATATCTTTAATTCTTTGTGCTGTTTCTACTGGATTAGAAGTTAAATCTCTTTTAAATTCTAATTTTTGAACTGTGCTAGGTATGTTTCTTACTTTTTTAAAATAAGTATCATTATCAATAATTAAATCATTTCTTTGAGATTGATAAAGAACACCAAGATCAGAATATAAAGTTTCTTTTTGAAGTTGATTATCAGAATATAATCCATTAGTAATCATTCTCTTTTCTTTTAATTCATCTTGATTAATTCTATCTTGAATTAAATTTTCTCTGTTTTTAGAAAGAATAGTAGATAAATATTTTTTTTCTTCTGTTAAATAATTATTAAGAAATAAATTTTTAATAGAACTACTTGGTGCTTCATCAGCATATTTATCTCTAATTATTTTAGATTGTTGTAAAAATATATCTGTTGATGTAATTGGATCACTATACTTTTCCATTCTTGATCTTAATTCTTCAATTTCTATTGCAGCTTTATTCTCAAGTTCTAATGCTTTAGTTTTATCAACTACAGCTTGTTCTTTTACATAATAATCATTTAATGATTTTATTACTGGTTCAAATGCTGCAACTGTGCTTCCAGCACCAGAAACAGGAACTTGAAAAGAAGTTTTAATACTTGCAGATTCTGCAGTAGGAACTCCTTGAGCTGTAAATGTAGGAATCTTTGGCATTAAAATGATCCTTCTGATCCAGTTAATCTAGTATTAATAGGTGTGTATGTTGGTCTAGGTGAAAAGATATTACTAGCACTTGATAATAAACTTGTACCAGCTCCAGATTGAGCAAATGTAGTTGCACCTCTAAATAAAGTTCCCATTGCTGCCATTCTTCCAGTTTGTCTAGCAACATCTCCTTGTATTCTGTAAAAGTTAGCTTCTTCAAACTTTCTTGCTTTTGCTACATCACCTTCGTAAGTTATAACATCTCTTTGTATTTCTGCTTCTTCAGCATTTTTCATTGCAATTCTTAATGCAGTTCCTGTTCCTTGTGTTACTCCAGCTTTAGCAGTTGATACTTCTGTTTTACCAACAAATCTATCGTAGTCTTTATCAAATTGACCAAGTTTAAATTCTGTTTGTTTATCTATTGCACCAGCTTCTTGTTCAGCTATTTGTGCATTTCTATTTTGTATAGATTGATTATATTTACCAATAGCATTTTGTTGTCGTGCTTGTACTATTGAAGTTCCTAAAACAATATATGGTATTGCCTGTGCCATTAGTAAATCCTCGCAAATCGGTAATGATCTGTGTCATCAAAACCATAGTTCTTCATTAAACCTTCATTAGTAAATCCTAACCACTTAGCAAATCTAATTCCAATTCCAAAGTCAGCTCTTACTGCTGTTTGTAATCTTTTAATATTATTAGATGTTGCAAGATAATCTATGTTTTGCTTTACAGCTTTTGCAATAGTAATAGGATAATTCCAAACTTCTTGTTTACCAATAAACCAACCTTCAGCAACATTACCCCATATTCTTTTCATACCTGCTGCAGCGATTACTTCATCATTAATTAATCCTGTAAATGCTAAATGCTCTTGTTCTAAATCCATACATTCTTTGTTGGTATCATTAATAATAAACTGTGCATCTTTTTGTGTGAGCATGTGGTTCATCTGTGATTGCATTATTATTTTACCATGATTTTGTTTATAAGGAATTATAATTAGTTTATTAGCCATCATTTGTAACCAATTCTGGATATAACGATAAAACTGTTAAAGGTAAAGGTTGAGTTTGACGAACATAGATATATCCATCTGTTTCGTAATTGCCTCTAAACTCTACTTCCTTATCCCCAGTATATACAGGAATAGCTGTATCCATTAATTGTGCTGAGGATCTAAATGGAATAGTTTCCATATTAGATAAGTTTGGTCCAACCTCTACACCAATAGACTCATAAAGTCTAACTGTAATATTATAAATTCGTTTTGTTTTAGCTTGTGATGTTCCATTTTGAGATCCAGCATCTATTCTCATAGTTTGTAATATGGATGTGTAAGGTAAACCAACTTTAACTTTAGTAGATGATCTTGCTAAAGTAATAGATCCACCAGTTACTGTTCTATCAGGATGCGTTGAACCATTTGCAAGAACAGATACAGTTTGTCCCTCAAGATGATCTAAGCCAGTAATAGTAGTCGTTGCAGAACCAGAATAAGCAAGTTGTGAATCTAAGAAATTAAATGTTGTGTTATCTGTTTCTGTAAAATCAAATTGATTAATGTATTCTACATAACGTCTTGTAACACCATTAATGGTACGTTTAATAATAACCCATGTTTGATATTCTTTGTCATTAGTTGGAATTGTTGCAACACTTTCGCATACAGCATTACCTGTACTAAATGCACCACCAAATATATGTCTATGCCAAGCAACAACTTGTTGTTCTCTTTGATAAGTTAAACCAGCTAATTGACCATCTTCTCTTACAGCCCAGATGATTTGATTAGGTTCTTGTTGATATGACATTTCATTAAAACCAGTTTCAGAAATATGTTCAGCTAAGATTGTCATGTCAGGTGCAACATAACCATCCACATCAAAGTTATAAGCTAGTTCTCTAATCTTTCTTTTAGCACGTTGTAAAAACAAAGTTACGTTTCCAACTGGTATTGCATCTGTATTTGCACAGCCATGGTTAGATTGTTTTTTAATTAATATATTTGTTGGAGTAATAGGATCATCTGTACCACCACCTGATACTGAAAACTCACCACCTACTGTTCCTACAATTAAAGTTCTTGTTGCAGATAAAAAACGAATTGCATTAACTTGGTTAGAAGCGATTGTATAAATAATTGCATCATCATCTGCAATCGTTCCACCTCTATTCTCATCCATATTTTCATAATCACCTGATTTAGAAAAATATAATGTTTGTGGTTGTGCTTCTGTTCCTGCAAATACTAATCGTTGTTCATAAAAAGATACGCAAGAAGGATAACCAGTCGTGTCTGAGAAAGCACCTAATGCCCAGTCAGTAGATGAAGATGTAGAACCCACATCTACAATGATTGTTATTGTAACTTCAGTAGTAAGAGGTAGAAAAAGTTACTGTGCTAGTATTATCATCTAAGTAGGGACCATTAGTAAAATCTACCTCTGTAATAGTCCAAGAGGTGTGACCAGTTCTTGATAATTTTTTAACTGAATAATCAGGATGACATAAATACATAACATCTGCTGATTGAGCATATTTAATTTGAAATAGATCTGCAGTTAAATAAGTTGTGGTTAATGTATAAACTCTGTTTGCTATACCGCCAGATGAATAAGCAGTGTAAGAAGATGTATTAACATTGTTGCCATCTATATCTTGTAGTTCAAATGTATTAGTTGCAACATTTGCTACTTTAAATCTTTTACCATTTACTTGTGTCATTCCTACAACACCAGAAATAACAACAGTATCTCCATTAGCAAAACCATGAGATGATGATGTAACAACACCTGGGTTTGCTTGAGTGATACCTGTTATTGTTTTATTAGCTTCTAGTATTGCACCACTATCTTTATAAAAACGAATATACTGATTACCAAATTCTAAGATGTAAGTTTGTGTTGTTGAAAATTCAAAAGGTATTAATCTTGTTTTAGCTGAAGATGTTTTTACTTCTGCTACAAAGGATGTACCTGGTCTTCTTGCTGAAGAACCATGAGGATACACAACCATGTTCTGTAATGTTTTGCAACCAGATGAATATTTAGCTAAATCATTTCTACCATCTAGTCGTGGTGATAATTCACCACCAGTAAAGTTTGTTAATTGTACCGCAACTCTAGCCATGGTTATTAAAACCTAGAGTTGATAAATGTATTTGAATCTATAACAGATGATGATCCTGCTTCTGGATCTGTATTATATCCTTCAGTAGCATCTACAAATCTAGCATCTTTTAATTTCTCTTGGTAAAGCTGATACATTTGTTGAGCAACAGGATTAGATGATGTAACTGCATAAGCAATGTCAGCAGCTAAAGCAGCAGATAAAACTTCTCTTAGTAATTCATCATACTCATTAGGATCTGTAACTCTTGAGATATATAATATCTTCATTGTAGAACTATTAGATAATATCTTTCTACCCTCTACTAAATGATCAGATTCATAATCAAATATTCTAAGTAGTCTTAAGCAATCTGCAGGTAGTGTAAATTGTTTTGTATATCCCCAAGCTGGAGTTTCTGTGTCTGCTGGTAGTTGTATTCTTTTTTGTAAACAGTTCCAAGGATGATGTCTAAATACTGCATCTCTTACATTTTCATATCTAGCATTGCAAAGCCTAGCGTTCTTAGAATCTTCTGTAAGTGTTAAGATTGTGGATGCACCTAATTGATTTAAAGCACCATTACATATTTGAACAACTGAAGCCATATTAATCCTTCTTTACTACAATATTGTATTTTTTCCAAATATCTTCTTGAGATATTCCTTGCTCATCTTTTTTTTGTTTGTTTCTTGAATTAATGTTATTTTGTTTAATAATTTCAACTAATGCGTATCTATAAACATCACTAGATCCACTCCATTGAAAATGCAATAAGTGTCTAGGTTCTTTGTAGTTATCTAATATTCTTGGGTTAAAATCACTTAGAGTCATCTTTAATAATATACTTTCTTCTTAATTTTCTTGGTTTAACCAAAGCAAATATTTCTGCTTCTGTTAGTTCTAGATCTTTATCAAAACCATGATGTGCAGTTGATGTATGTTTAAATCTATCAACTAGAACATAGCGATAGATATAATCTTTATTTTGTAAATGTAAAATGGTTTTTATTTCGTTGGTTTTTTTCAT